TATTTATTTTAGTTTGCTGTTTATCCAGTTCATTGTGCATATATTCATTTTCTTGTAATACTCTTTTATAATCTGATAAAATTACTTTGTATGCTTCTTGCAGTAAGTCTTCTACATAATGTACACTTGCATCTTTTTCTAATATAAATATTGCTTCTTCTATTGTTAACTCTAAAATATCTGTTTCACAATTTATATATCTTGTATATTTTTCTTCAATTCTATCTCCTATACTATTTTCTATGCTACCGACATTTGTGTCGTTACCATTGCTATTTTCTTTCACTTAAAATACCTCCTAAGGCTTGTCTCCTTTGATATTCTGCTATTCCTAAATTTAAAATTTGATTAACTATTTCTTCATCTAAAAAATCAAATTTTAAGTTTTCTTTAGGATATCTCTTTGTAAAATAATCTCTTATAACTTGTTTTGTGTATTCATCATCTCGTTTTACTACTTCTTTTATTACTCTTTCTGAAAAAGAAAACATTTCATTCTCTGTTTTTTCTTTCACTATGTACCACTCCTCCCTAATACCTTGATAAAAATTCTTTTAATTCTTTTCTTAATGTTTCGTAATTTTCTACATTCTCTAGCATTTTCTCTAATTCGGCGCTTGTTAACTTTATACAATCCCATTTAGTCTCATCAAAATCATAACAACTACAATGATATCCTTCTGCCAAAACAAACTCATCATAATTTGTATTAGGCATCTCCTCTAACAATAATAACCTTTCCATTTCATAATCTCTTTCTGTTGTTGTTGCAAATAATACATTATGCATTTTTATATCTGTTTTATTTTTTAGATTATATTTTTCCATCTCTTATTTACTCCTTCACCACTAAATCTGCTTTGATTAAGTCATATAATTTTTCCATTGCTATTCCACAATCACTATTTACTACAAGTTCTCTTCTATCAAATGCTCTTATATATATTTGTTCATTACTACCTTTAACTTGAAGCATATCATTCCATTCATAAACTGAATTGTGCGGTAATTTTTTATTTTCCTCGTATTTAAACCCAAACTTTTCAAGTTCTTTTAAATCTACATCATCTCTTATTTTTAACATATCTATTTACTCCTTTACTTCTATAATATTATTTTCAGGGCAATACCATATTCGCCCATCATCTTGTTTTATATGTACTGTCATATCTCTTCCTGTTGGTTTAAAATGTTTTATCACTACTCCAATATGTCCATCATATGTTGCTACTCTTCTTCCTATTAATGTTTTTAACATATCTATTCTCCTCCTAGTAACTCTGGATTATCATATATATTTCCAATTACTTCTGTTATTCTTGGATTAATTAGTTTTGGCGCTACTCTTGTTGAACTTCCCCCGTGCATTCCTGCATAAAAGCAACCTTTATCAAATATTACTTTTTCAATATGTTGTCCCGTGCTATCTCTGTATTTAACTATATCTCCCTCGTATATTTCTTTTCCGTTTTTATCGTGTAGTCCGAGTGAATTGTCCTAATGTTTCCTTATCTATGTAATTCCATTCTTCAGATGTATCTTCATCACAATACATTAATTCAACATCATCGCCGTATTTTATCCCTGAAGAATACAACCAATTTCCGCAAGTATTATTCATTATACTTTTTCCTCTAAACTTTATTTCTCTATCCATCTTCTCCTCCTACTTTATAGCAATTAGCCATATACTGTTCTTTCGTTAGTATTGTTTGTATTTCGTCATTCTCACAAGTATCGTCTGGTATCAAATGTGTTTCATCAACAAATATTAGTTTTGGATAATCTGGAAATCCTTCAAACATAGCAATATGCTTTACTTCTCTTCCATTCACATAGTCTCCAACTTCTATTAGGTCTATTAGTTGTTTGCTATGTTTTAATATATTTTTTATGTCGAACCATTTTTGATTTTCTAAATGTACTGTATTTTCTATCATTCCATATAAAGCATCTACTTTATCTATAACTCCATTTTTTGTTCTCACATATTCGTTTACTTCTATCATCTCTTATATTCCTTTCATTTGATTTCTTCTATTTCTAGAATAACCTTACTTAACTCTCCGTATTCAAAGTCATCTTTAAACCCTTTTACAAAGTTCCTGTTATCATCTTTTAGTTTACCTGCTTTTACCATCGAATCAAGTATGAATTTCTTAGCAAAACAAACATTATCTAAATCACGTCTTTTGTTTTCTTCAACCCAGATGAAATGGATCTTAATTGGATTTTTATATTCAGGTAATAAATTTATATACCAGCCTATGTCTTTTTCAACATTTTTTTTCATATTAGCTCCAGCATATCTATTTTTTCTGCATTCGTTTATATATTGATTTAAACTAGGCAATCTAAATGGTATTTCTATCTTGTTCACTTCTCTTTAGCTCCTCTCTTAATTTCTCTTGCCAATTTTCTTTTCCTGCCGTAAAACTTTTACACCTCATTACTGATTTATATTCTTCACTTTCTTGTTTGTTACATCCTAGACAGTAATAACATAGTGTATTCTTTTTTATTTGTTTCATAGGCTAGTCCTCTGGCATTTCATAAACTTTTGGAATATTAAATATATTAGGTTGTATATCTATTTGACCTTGTAAGATTGCTGGTCCACCTTCTAATTTAAAATAGCTTAAAAATTTTTGTGCAATTTCTTGTAATACTTCTTTTGCTCTTTCTTCTGTTTTGTATTCTCCTAAAAATGCACAAATCATATTATCACTAGATTTTTCTGCTTTGATGCAAAAACAATTAGGTTCTGTTGCAAATTCTTCATTTGACCAATTATCTACATACAATCTAAATATTTCATCAAAATTAAATATTTCCATTTTATCCTGACTTATTATTATCATAACTACCTCCTAATCTATCCTTGGAATATTTTGATAATTTATTGCTTCAAATCCTGCTTGTGTTCTCTCATATACTGCTACTGTTTTGCCTGTGTATTCGCATTTCTTTTTATCTACTGCTTTTACATATCCCACTTTTTCTAATTCTGTTAGCCTTGGTGCTGTATAATTTCTTTCTGTACTTGGTATAAATCCTAAATCAAATAATTCTACTGCTAATTCTTTTGCCGTTTTAGGCTTGTCTAATCTATTTAAAATTTGTATGTATCTTATTTTTGTTTTATCTTGTATGTCATTAAAACTCATTTGTCTTGTTTCTGTTGTAATCATTTGTTTATCACTTCCTTTACTTAAATCTTTTATCTATACTCATTAAATCCATAAATAATTGTTCCTGTTCTTCTAGTGTTAATAAAGAATATTCTGTACTATTTTTGCATTGTGCTATTATATTTATTTTTTTATTTTCTTTTTCTCTTTCGATTTCTTCTTTATACTTATTAAATAAATATAAATATATATTCTTTACATTCTTGTTTGTGTTACTTTGTTGTTCTTTTGTTGCTACTTTGTTGTTACTTTTTAATTCTTCAATTTGATAATCTTCCCATTTTTCAATACTTACAACTGAAAATTTGTTGTTACTTTTTATTCTAATCATCTGTAACTTTTCTAATAGTTTTATGTATTTGTAAATAGTACTTTCTGTCATTTTTAATTCTTCTGATGCTTGTTTTCTTCCAAATACAAACTCACCTTTTTTTAATTTTACTATTTGTTGTCCTACTAACTGCTCTCTTTCTCTATGTGTTGCTTTTAGTAGACACCAAATCCAAATTTTCAATGCTTTTTCATTCTCAAATATGGGAGAATTTAATAATTTTCTAAATAATTTTATATAACTTGTATTTTCCATATCTCCCACCTTTTTTGTACAATTTCAGGGCTAGTTTTATGTCTAGCCCTGTTGCTTTATTCTTCATCTAAATCTTTTATAGCTCTTGCCTTTTCCATCTTTACCTTTTCAGCATCTTTTTTTGCTTTTTCATCACAAACAAATTTAAGCATTTCCTTGTAAAATTCTTTGTCTATTACTTTTATAGTTGTTATTAATTCATCGCAGAATTTGCTATCATGTTTAAAATCTATTGTTATATTGCCATCCCAGTCTTTTTCGTATTTTACATGTTCATATAATAATGTTTTAATTCTATCTAACAACATTGTATCTTTATTGTTAGGTTTATCCTTTAATAATAATTCTTTATATTCATCTATACTTATTACTATTTCATTTTTATTAGCCATTTTCTTTTCCTCCTAATATTTTTTATAAATCAATTTTTCTTTGTTCCAATTTGCTCCATAAATACCTTTTAAATAGTTTTCTATATAGTCCTCATATAATTCTGTGTTTTGTCCAAAATCTTCTTGATAATGGCATTCTGAACATAATGTAATTATATTTTCTTCTATGCCTAATCCTCCGTTGACTTCTTTTTATAAAATGTGCATTTGCACAAGCTTTTGGAACATATCTTTCACAATAAATACATTTATGGTTATCTCTGTTCCATACTGTTTCTTTTACTTTCTGTGATATTTCACAAGCTTTACTTCTTTTGCTCATTTTTACCCCAGCTTTCTAATAAACTATTTATTTCTGCATCTGATTTTGTTTCTATATTCAAACTTTTTGCTAACTCCACTAATAAGTTTATTAGTAAACTCATTTCTTTGCTATTGTAAGTTGAACTTCCATAGTAGCAATGTACTTTTACACATTTATCTTTTCTGCTTACTTCTTGAACTAAAAATCCAAGTCCTTGCTTTTGCCATATTCTCTTAAAGTTCTCAAATGCTTTTTCTTCGATTATCATTGGCTCAAATGAACCAATTTGTAATATTGCATCTTGATATATCTTTTCTTTTGTTATAATTGTTCCATCTTTGCTTAATTCTTTTGCTATCTTGTCACATAGTACCCAACAATAAGCATTACTGTCTAAACTCCTTTTTTGTCTATATTCTTTTATTTCAAACTGTTTATCTCTTGCTTGTTCTAGTAAATAAGTTATTATTTTATTACTTGTTCCTATCATATTGCCTCCTAAAATGGTAAATCTTCATATTCTGTATTCAATCCTTCAATTTCAGACATCATATCTAGGACTCCTTTTGTCTTTATTAAATCGGTCATTTTTTCAGTTCTTTGCATTAATCCTTTTAAATCTTCCCACATTTTTTTATAATCCATAATTACTCCCTCTCTATATGTTGGTGCATTAAAACATACTCTGAATTTTCTCCCATATTATTCAATAAAAATTCACTTGCTTGTTGTTTACTTAAATGGCTGTCTTTTGCTCTAAATTCATATACATATTTACATTCTTGTTGTTTTTCTTTTATTCTTTCTTCTATTTCATCTTCGTCGTAATTGCCTTCAACAAGATATAAATCATAATTTTTAGCACTTATTCCTTCAACTGTTTTTGTGTCTGTCATATAGATTGCTTTATAATCGTCAAATAGTACTCTATAACCACATTGTGATACATCATGATATAATTTGATTGGTACAATTTTAAATAGCTTATAATTGTATTTCGTACCAATTTGAAGTACATCTATATTTTTTCTTTCAACTCCACATTCTAAAAGTGGATTTAATAACCATTCACAACAAACAAATCTTAATGTTGGTCTTTCTTGTGCTAATTTCTTAATTGTTTCTTTTTTAAAGTGGTCTGAATGTATATGTGTGAGAAGTACTATTTTTAGTTTTTTATAATACTTCTCTAGTCTTTTAAAAGTAACCCCACAATCTATCAAAATTATGTCTTTTATTATTGTTGCATTTCCTGTACTACAACTTGATATAATTTTATAGTTCATTCATTGATACCTCTTTTGTGTTTTCTGTTTGTTCTTCTATTTCTGCTTGTACTTCAATAGGTTCTTGTTGTGGAATCTCTTGTTGCATTTCTTCTACTTCATACATTCCTGCTAAATCTTCGACAAATGTTTCTCTTAATGCTCTTACTTTTGCAACTTTTTCAACCATTGTTGCACCTTTATTATTCCAATTTGAATTTAATTGTCCTTGTCCAGTTTTTTGTGCTACTTCATTAAAACTTACACTTGAATATGTAGGGTGTGACCAGTCTTTTCTAAATACTCTAGCCCAACCACCTACAAGTTGTTCAGTTCCTAATCTAAATGTTCCTTGTCTTTCTTCTACTGTTCCATCTTCTTTTTGAACTATAATTCCACTTTCGATTCCATCGTAGTTGGGATTTAAAACTGCTCTTTTTAATATTGCATCTTTTCCTACGACTAATTGTGCTGGGGTATCTGCTTTATATTTAATTAAATAAGCTTCTCTTAAAAATGGATTTAATTTTCTAACTTTGCAAAGTTCTGTAAATAATTTAAATTCTTGATTTGTTATTTTTGCATCTGTTCCTACTATATATTCTTGTACTATACTTGGTGTTAATTTAATTTCATTTCCATCAATATCAAATTTAACCATTAATTCATTGTTTTTTTGTACTTCATTACTCATAATCGTATCCTCCATTTTCTAAAAATTGTTTTAATTCTCTTAGCTTTGTTCTTGTTCCTCTTACTATAAATTTTAATGTCAATATTTCTTCATTTTCTTCTTTTGGTTGTTCTAATGGTTTATTAAATACATTTTCTAATTGTTCATAACTTTTTTGAGTTATTTCATGATTTTTGTTCATTTCAACATGCACTACTTTTTGTTCTTGCCTTTTCTTTTCTTCTTCAATAGCCTTAAATCTATTTGTCACACTTGTTATTGTTTGTGATACATTTAATGTTTGTTTATATTCAACTAATATTTCTGTTTTATGCTCTTGTGTTTCAATTAGTTTTAAATCATCTATTATTTTGTCTAAAAATTGTTTTGCTTGTTCTTTTAAACTTTTTATACTTGCTGATAATGTTACATTTATTCTTGCTTGTCCATATGTAATAAAATCAATATTGTTTGCTGTTTTATATTCTTCAAAATACTCTTTTATTTCTTTTTCTTTTTTTGCTTTCAATTCATTTTCAACATTATCTATTTTCCCTTTTAGAATTATGTCAGCATTTCTAAATTTATCAGATATACATTCTTTATAAACATTTTCAAAATCATTGTAAGGTTTTAATACTTGTTCTTTTACTAATTTTCTTTTGTTTTCAAACTCTTTATAATCTTTATTTAATTCTGCTCTTATTTCTTTTATTGTTTTTACTGACTCTTCTGTACATACTAAACTAGTTGCATTTTTTACTCTTTCATCTATAACTGTACTTACACTTCTTAATTGTTCCTCTATTACAGGTAACTGCTTTACTTCTATTAAGTCCTTTATCATTTAATTTTCTCCTTTCAATTTTTTAATTTTTTCTTTTAATTCATTTGCATATTTATAATCCTCACTGTCCCATTTATCTTGCATTTTTAAGATAAAATATGCCTTTTCTAATTGTTCCAATGTTTCCATTTTCCCTCCCTCTTGATTTCTACTGTTAAAAATGCTATAATAACAATAGAAATTCATATATTTATGTGTTTTATTGAACTAATTTTCTGATTGGTAGTCTGGAATTAGTTCTTTATTTTCGTCTGTTAAATTATTTGTTAATAATTCTATATTGTTTCTTAAATCTTCCATTTTAGCTCTTAATTCTGCTGCATTATCTAGTAATATTGCATTGTCTTTTTGTTGCTTTTCTATCATTTTGTCTCTGTTTTTTATTTTTGAATTTAATAGATCTATATCTTCTTCTAAATTGTTTATTGTATCTTTTAACAATTCATTTGCTCTTTCTGCATTTTCATTGAATAGAACTACTAATAATGCTCCAGACAAAAATCCTGCTATTGCAAAAAACATATATCTTCCTCCTTTCAACTAGTTTCTCTTGCTTATGTTTTATCTGTACACTGTTATACAATTATCTAATATATACAAGCTTGCTTGATATACTAAATATACTGACATTGCCCATGCTGTTATTCTTACTGCTGCTTTTCCTATTAGTTCATATAGTTTATTTTTTCTTGTTTTTTTCATTTGCTTTACCTTCTTTCACTTATAAATTCATTCCAAGCTTTTCTTGTTACCAACCTTGGCTTTGTATATGTTTGAACTGCTAAATCTTTATTATTAAAAAGCTTTCTTACATTATTTATTGGTATTCCTGTTTCTTCTGCTATTTGTTCGGCTGTTAATAATTCAAAATCCTCTTTTTTATTCATCAATATTTCTAATTTTGAATTAATTTCTTCTAGTACCTTTTCCATCTAATCACTTCCTTTCTTTTTTGTACCTTGTCGCATTAGTTTATTTCAGTTTTCTGAACTTTTAACGTAAAAAAATATGATTTTATTTCTTTTAAATCTATACTTAATAATATGCAAGCCCTATACATCTCTTTAGGTGAAAATTCAACATTATTATTTAATTTATTGCTTAAAGTAGCTTCATTCATCAGCATAGCTATTGCAAACGACGTCTGTGTTCCATACACCTCTTTTATTCTACCTCTAAGTTTGCTAAAATCAAAAATTATTTCTTTATCCTTTAAACTTTGCATTTTTTACACCTCCTTATATTCAGTTTTCTGAACTAAAACTATATTATCACCTTGCTTTTTAGTTGTCAATACTTTTTTATAAAAAAATTCAATTTTCTTAACTTTTTTTATAAAAAATATTGCTTTTGTCATAAAAATAAACTATAATACAGTTATGGAGGTCATTATGGAAGATAAATTTTCTAATAGATTACAAAAAGCAATGCAAATAAGAAACATTAAAGCTTCAGAACTTTCTGAAAAAGCTAATATCCCAAAATCTGCAATCAGTCAATACTTATCTGGATTGTATGAAGCCAAACAAAAAAGTATTTTTAAGCTAGCAAATGTATTAGATGTTTCTGAAGGTTGGTTAATGGGCTATGATGTTCCTATGGAAAAAAATTTTAATACCTATAAAGTAGATAAATTAGGAAATTCTGTAATTCCTATCCCTATACTGCGGTACAGTCAAAGCCGGATACAATTATCTAGCACAAGAAAACTGGATTGGAACTATTGATGTTGAAAGTTCATTAGTTGGAAATGGTGATGAATACTTTGCTTTAAAAGTGCATGGTGACAGCATGTTCCCTGTTCTTATTGAAAACGATGTTGTTATTATTAAAAAGCAAAGTGATTTTGAAACTGGAGATATTGTTGTAGCAATCATAAATGGTAATGAAGCAACAATAAAAAAAGGTAAAAAAAGCGATAGCAGTATTTTATTGCAACCATTAAACACTGCTTATGAACCACTTATATTTACAAAAGAAGAAATGAAATCTATTCCGGTAACAATTATTGGAATTGTAAAACAATTAAAAAGAATATTTTAGCCCAAATAAAAAGAGAAATATGCTACAAGTTTGCGACAAGGTACATATTTCTCACATATAAACACTATTGAAAGTGATTACTTTTATATTATACACTATAAAAGCCTTCATTTTCAATAGTAAATTTAAAAATTTATATTAAAATGGAGGTATTTTATTATGGAAAGAAAAAACAAAAAAACAAAATCAGTTGGGAACGGTGAAGGTTCATTATATTATAGTGAAACTTTAAAATGTTGGATCTATCAATACGTTTATAATGGAAAAAGAAAAACGTTAAAACAAAGAAAAAATGAACAAAGTAGAGAGTTTAAAAAAAGAGTAACAAGCCTAAAAAGTAGTATAGATAATGGCAATTATGTTGAAACTAATAAAGATACTCTACTTATGATTTTAGAAAGATATATTGAGCAAAAAAATAAAGATGGAATCACATCAGATAGAACTTATTTAAGAGATACTGAAACATTAAACCAAATTAAAAAAATTTGTAATAATTGGATTAATAAGCCTATTCAAAAAGTAACTGTCGAAAATATTGAAGATTCAAAAGAAAATATGAGAAAATATTCAAACAGCACAATTGACAAAATATGGATTTCACTAAAAAAAGGATTTAAGATAGCTTATTCTCGTAGAAAAATATCTTATAATATAATGGAAGATGAAACATTAACAAAACCTATTTCAAAAAAAGCAGCTAAAGTTGTTACAGCTCTGTCTAAAAAAGAGGAAAAGAAATTGATTAAGATATTGATTTCAAATAAACACAAATATAACAATATTCTCTTATTACAACTTTACACTGGAATGAGAATCGGAGAAGTATTAGCTCTATCAAAAGACTGTATTAACTTTAAAAACAATACTATTACTGTATATAGAACTATTACTAGAAATATACATGGCAAAGCTATATTAGGAGAACATACAAAAACATTTGATAAAAAAACAGGTATAGATAACGGAAAAAGAACATTTACTATGAAACCTAATGTAAAAGAAATTATACAAAAAATATATTCTAATAAAATTACAAATATAAATAATTTATTATTTTGGGATTATGATAAAAACTTTTTTATAACAGATGGTGAAGTCAATTCATACCTAACAAGATTAAATGACAAATATAAAATATTAGATAATACAAACGAAACACTATCTACTCATAGATTAAGACATACTTTTATAACAAGATGTCAAGAAAATGGAGTAAGTCTACCAGTAATCCAAAAAATAGTTGGACATGTTAAAGGAAGTAAAATAACTAATAATATTTATACAGATGTCTCTTTAGATTTTATAACAAAAGAATTAAAAAAAATCCAATAACCCCTTTACTGCATTTCTATTGCATTACTTTTAATATTTAAAACCATATAAATCTTGTATTTTCAAGGCTTATATGGTTTTATAATTTGGTGTTCCCAGCCATTTTTATATAATTTATACAAATTTCTAAATGTTAGGAACAAACATATACTTAATATCTAAAGCCTTTTTAACTTTTTACAATTTTCTGATATATCTATAAAACTTTTTCTATTGCATTAATTATTGCATTACCTTATCATTTTATTTACAGTATTTATTCTGACTAAATTTACAACTTTATTAAAAGTTTTATTAAATACCTTTACAATTAATTTTTCTTTCCAATTTAATTCTTCTGTTAGTTCATTTACTACTATTTCTTTTGCTTCTTTCATAAAAAATCCCTTCCTTTGCAAATTTTTATTATTTGCAATAAAGAGGTTATATTGTAGTCTTATTATACCCTTTTCTTCATTTTTTGTAAATACCTTTTTTTCTTTTTTGTTTTTCATAAATAAAAACCCCTCTTTCGCAAATATAATTTGACAATTTACTCTTAAGAGGTTATACTTAATTTACAGTTAACTCTTTCGAGTAAATTGTTTGTGGAAAAGAGATGTATTAGATTTGCGGTCCGTGCATCTCTTTTTTCTTATTATATCAAACTTATTTTCTATGTCAAAACCCGTTTTCGACAAAAAAAGCCTGTAAGTATTGAAAATACTACAAACTTTTTTTGAAAATTTTTTTATTTTTCTAATTTTATTCTATTTCTTAATTCATGCCAATTTACTCCTGCTATATATTTTATGCTTTCAGATGATAGTAATTGATTCTCTTTTGCATATATATTCCATTCCTTTACTGTCGGAAATTTTACTTTTTTCCCTGTCATTTCTTTTAATTTTTTTAATGATTCTTCATATTTACAATAAATATAACTTCCGTTTTGGGTATTGAACTTCTTTTTTATAATACTCATTCAATACATCATCAAAATGTTTACTTACCTTTCTTGTTTCTTTTGAATTTAATCCATATTTTTCGATCATCATATCTAGTTTATTTCTTATTCTTTTTAATCTTTCTTTCATCCTTTTTCTCCATCTTTAGTTTTCTCTTATTATATCATACTATTTGTATAAAGATACGTAGTGTAAAGCTGTATTAGTAAATTTTATGTCGAAATACGTTGTAAAACATATTTTTCAGTAAAAAATCAACCTTTCACAATCAATTTTAAGCTATTTTATTTTTTATTTAATGTAGTTATATACCTTGATTTTTCAGTGTTTTTGATAATTTTGTATTTGTGACAAATTTCGACAACTTTTTTATTTTTTATGTGATATAGTGTAGAAAAAAGGAGGTATTTATATGAAATATATATTTTTAGAAAAACATGGAAGCAATAGCGATCCACTTTATAAAGAATATTTATATTTTATTACTGATGATAAAAATTTTGATTACTCAACTTTGTCCGATAACCAAAAAAAATTAATTCATTTTAAAATTTGTGTTCCTGAATCTGATTGTTCAAATATTTTAAATTCATTTAATCATAATAGTCCTAAAAATTATGAATCTGCTTTTGGAAATATTTATTCATATATTCTTGGCAATAATTTATTTGAACAATCATTTTTTAAATTTACAATAGATGATAATAACAAAGTTATAAAGGCAGAATAATATCTGCCTTTTACTTTACATTTTTGTACAATAACCTAATGCAATCCATCCACTTGGAGTTAAACCAAATCCATTTTGAATTTTAGTAACTGTTGTTATTACTCCACGTTTTAATCCATTAGTATATTGCTTTCCTAATTTTTTATTTTGATATCTTGCATTAGCTGTTATTTGTTTATAACTTTTTGTTTTATAGTTTGTTCTTGGTCCTTTACAAACATTTAGTACATTTGCATTAATTTTATATACTTTCAAAAACGCAAAAAAGAGGTGAATTGAAATTAATCAACTTACCTCTTCTCTTTTATCTATAATTATTAACATTAATATAAGCATATCTACCAGTAGCATTTACTTTTACTCTGTCTATATAAGAGTTAACATTTTGTAATATAGTTACTGTAGTATTAGCTTTATATGTGTACCTTTTTCCAGTTAAGTTTGAATTTGAATACATTGTGCAAGCATTTGTCTTTTTAGTTTTTCCGACTGTTCCTCTTGCACTATAAATCGTTACATTAGAATAATTGCTATTATCTATATATGCTATTCTTCCTGTTGCATTTACTCTAACTTTATCTACACTTGCATTTATATTTTGTAGTATTGTTATAGTTGTATTTGCTTTGTAATTGTACTTATAACCTGTTAAATTTGAATTGCTATATAAGATACTAGCTTTAGTTAATTTTCTTATATTTCCTGTTGTATTTTGAATATTTGATGCATTTATATTTCTGCTTGTATATGCTAATGATATCCAACCTTTGTCTGTTTTTCCAAATCCGTTTGACTCTGCTAATATTGTTACTATTGAATCTTTTGCATATCCGCCAATTCTCGCATATGATGTACTTGCTCCTGTTCTAATATTTAATCCAGAATTTGCTGTGACTTTGACTTGATAATTTACAGTATTTACATTTGATGCTGCATTATCTGTTACAACTGTTGTAGTTGTATTTTCTTTTATATCTGTTCTATTATTTTTGAAACAGAAAAATTTTTGATAATTTGCATACTCTCTAAAGTTTTCTATTGATACATATACTGTATTACCATTTACTGTTGCTAATCCTCTACGGCTAGATACATCAAATTTTCCATTATACAAATATGGATCATATACTTTTATATAATCTCCTTCTACACCAATTAAAACTATAAAATGTCCTCCATACGTAAATAGTCCTTGATTACAACTTGCTATTATATAATTATTATCTTTTAATTTTGTCACTGCATCATCTAATCTGTAACATTCACTGTACCCAATATCAAATATATCAGCTGTCCACTTAAAAGCACTCCAGTATGTTCCTTGATTTGCACTTCTATATCCATATTTTGTATATAATTCTGCCATTGTATCTGGTGTTATATTTCCTTTTATACTAGAAACTACCATTGCTGATGATGTTGGTCCACATCCACTTGAACCTATTGTTTGTGATTTATTTTCTATACTAGAATACATTTTACTAGACCACCTATTGTCTAATTGTGAATAATATGTTAATCCTGCATATTCTCCAATTTCTACACTTGGTGTTTTTTCTGAACCTTCATAAGCAATAATCCCTTGTTCTTCAAACCCTTCTGACTCTGTTTCTTGAACTTCTAGACTTTGCTCGTCTGTTTCTGTTAAATTTGGTATCTCTGTACTAGATTTATTTATTTCATCTACTACTGTACTTATAGCTTCTGATATCTTATTTGTATCAACTTGTCCAGTTTCATTATATTCTAAATAAACATTTAACAATATAGATACTGATACTAATATTGCTACTATCAAGCTTATTGTTTTTGTTTTACTTTTAAATATTTCTTCTAATTTATTTTTCAATTTTCTCCCCTCCTAATCAGTTATTTCAAATTCTTTAACTTTTTCCATTAATGCTTCTATAAATGAATTACCTTTTAATTTAAAATATATTTCTGCACTATGCTGTATACTCTCTAATTCATAATGTGTTATTTTTTTATCTTCTTTACATCTATCATATATAGTCAATATATCATTTCTCAGACTACACTTTGTTGCTTCTATCATTGACATGCAAAAACTAAACATTCCAATCGAAAATGTACCCAGAAATGTAATTAGAAACCAATAATCTTTTAAAAACTCTAATACTTGCACTATCTTTCCCCCTCTGCTGTTGTTGATGTATTTGCTATTAATTTCTTTAAGTCTATTACTGCTTCTACATCAAATATCGGACTTACTTCATCTGTTGAATAAATATGTGTTGTATCTTCATAACTAGTTGCTTTCTGTATTTCTTTTGCTACTGCTTTTTGTTCGTCTGTGAATTTTAGTCTTGTTTCTGCTGCTGTTTTATAATAAATTATTACTGGTGTTCCTGCATCATATTTAGCTTTTAGCCATGATTTAAATTCTACGATACTACTCCATTTTGAATTAACATCTGTAACAGCTATGTAAATATTATTCGGTTCTACTTGTAGAAATATTGATAAGTCTCCATTTATAAATTGTGTTATTTCAAAATGAGTAGAATACCCTTTTCCATATTTTTCTGTTTCTTTGAGAGGTACATTTTCTGTTAATGCCAAGCCAAACCTTCTTGAAATATTTGTACCAGCTGAATACAATTGCCAATTTTCTGTTCCATTTAATATGATTTTTTTCCATCCATGCACTTCTTCTTCATTATTCCAATCAAAATAATCTCCTTCTAGCATTTCATTCTGCACTGGCATTATATATGACTGTTCTTCGTGTTGTGCATATTCTGTTGCTGCACTTGAAATTTCTATTTGTACATCTTCGGCTGATAATTCTTTCTGTGCTTCATCTTCGCCAAGATAATATCCAAAGAAAACATATTTTTCTCGTTCGTTTGTATTGAATGTATATGTTTTTCTATCAGTATTTGAATTTGATATAATTATTCTACTATATTTATTTCCAACTTTTATTTCATTTTCTGAAGTTATTATTATAAAACGATTTCCTTCATTTTTCTTGTTGATTGTAATTGTAGCATTTTCTTTTACCTTTGCTACAAAAGCATTACCTTGTTCTACTATTTCAAATAATTGTGTTTTTGAATTATACCAAACTTTATCTTTTTTTATTGCTAAGTTTTTATTTGCTTTTACTATTTTAGTACTACCTTGATTATATTTACTGTATTCTCCTGCTTCTGTACCTTCTGCTATTTTAACTTTATAATCAACATAATCATTTGCATTACAATCACTGCCTCGCGTTGCATAAAACCAAGCAAATAAATATCTATTACTGTCATTTATAGCATCTGCTACTTTATATTGCAATGTAATTACACCGTCTGTTGTATTCTGAGTTTCATCGTACTTTTCATTTGATTTTGTTCCAGTATAATCAGTATTGTTTTGTCTTAATACTAAAAAGCCTTTATTTGTGCTTGTACTAGATTTTACTTTTACTTTTAAAGTTAGTGTTTTACCTGCATAATTTGTTAGATCCATTATTTTAAAACCTACTGCATTATTAGAATTTTTTGAAGTTGTTGCAATTATTCTAAAATTAGTACTGTCAGTAATTTCTACACTAGCTTCATTAAAGTTTCTATAATCATACTTTGTAATATCAAATATATTTATATTACTACCAACTGCTTTTATTTTTGATGTATAATCAATCGATGGCATTGCTCCACCTTGTTCCCATGTATCTGTACCATTTTCTGTTTCAAATTGTGGTTTAATTTCAAAATTATTATAAGTTATTCCGGCTGGTGTTCTTACTGTTATATATGAGAACAAAAAGTTACCGTCAATTGCTAAATTTGAATTTACTTTGTCAAATGATGCTTGTTTAGTTCCATCTTGATTTAGTCTTAAAGCACAAATATTTGAACTATCTCCAACCGCTTTTGAATTGAAAATACTTAAATGATAAGTTTTTCCTGTTATTAGATTAAGGCTTTTTAATAAATTTACACTAACAAACGATATATCTGTTGCTGTACCATTTAAAGTAATAACTCCGCTTTTTACAACTGCTGTTATACCATTATTTGAATATGTACCTTCCATTAACTCTAATAAATTTTTTCCACTTCTTGTTTCTTGCTTTACATTTCCACCAACTTTAAACTTTCTAAATCGCACATTCTTTGCTGTATTATTTAATGTTATATTCTCACCTTTTTGATTCACAGATGGCATTATATTGCTTATATTTCTTAAGTTCTCTAGTTCTTCTTGTAACTCTGATATACTGTTATCTTGTTCTGTATTTTTCTTTGAGACTTCTGCTGTATTGTCATCTATTTTATCCCAATTTTCATTAAGTGTTTTTTCAATATCAAAATCACTTTCTAAATCTATTTCATTTGATGTATCCCATTTGAACAATTTTAATTTTTCTGTTTCTGTTGACATATTCTCCTCCTTTCTAGCTTGCTGCAACATATACAAGAGTTGCTAATATTTGTGCCACATTTTGAGTACTACCAGAATTTTGATATATTTCAACCTCTCCTGTCGTTCTAATTTGCATATATGAACTAGGTATAAAATTATATGAAGCATTTTTTATTACAGCATGTCCTACTACTAACTTACCTGGTCTATATTTTTCTTCTAATGTAGTTAATGCATAGGCTTTATTATTTGCTAAATTTGAAATACTTACTGTATATGCCATATTCATTACAACTAAACGACCTATTTTATAGAATGTTGTTCCTAATGAATTTGTTGTTGAATTTACATCTATTTCTTTTGCTATATTATTTTGAAATGTATCAAACATTGCTTTATTTAACTTTGTTTTTCCATTTTGAAAATCAATCTTGTCCATTTATTTTCTCCTCCATTTCCTCAATTTTATTTTGAAGTTTTTCTATTAATTTTTGTTGTTTTTGTAACTTAATATCAGTTGCCTTTTGTTTTAATATCAAAAATTGTTCATAGTCAATTGAGTAATAAACAGTATCATCATCTTTTTTGTATTGAACTTCATATACTATTTCATAATCAAACGGATTCTTATTATATTTTCTAAATATTTCTATTAAATCTTGTGCTAAAATACCAAATGTTATCAATCCGTTTCTATTATCCACTTTAAATTGTTTCATTTCGATTTCTTCAACTGCTTTTATTAAATCGTCATCTATATTTTGTATTTCTCTTTTTAACCTTTTGTCTGATAAAGTTCCTACATTTGTTACATCTACCCAAAATTCTAATTTACTTCCTGACCATCTTAAAAAATAATCATGACCTTCCTGTCCATATACTAACTTATTTCCTTGATAACTTGGTAAACCATAAAAATATAATTCATTTCCTACTACTTCTCCATTAGGATTAATTTTTACCATGTTAGACCCATCTGATATATTAATACCAGAGCAATGAATTGATCCTTCATCAGTAAATAAACAATATTTTTTATCATCATTTCCTACTCTAAAACTATTACTTCCAGCTTTATTCTTAAAAAAACTTATTTTATCAAGTATATTAATTGTTTCATATCTTGCACTCTGCTCTGGAAAAATCCCCATCATCATGTTATTATTGTTAATATCATAAAAATATAATGCCCCACCAGCTGGATCTCCTTCTATTCGAACTCCTCCTGTTGTAATTCCTGTTCCTATTCCATCAAGTAAAATATCACAAGCAGTTAAAACTAAACTTCCTCTACAAGCATCTGAATTTTTTGCTCCCATACTGAAATCTTTTATATAAAAAACCGGATAGAATTTTCCGTCTGATTTTGTTTTTATTCCCCATGCCATTCCATTATCTATATCTTTGTTGTACTCTCCTTCTACTGAAAAAGCTATGTATTGTTTATCATCTACTGTTTGTACTCCCATTTCACCAAACGGAATCTTTTCACCACTTTTATAAAAATGTTCTCCTTCTTTATCAAAACTTGCTATAACATTATTACTATTATCAACAATACATAAACTCGCATTATTGTTAAATACCATCATTTTTATAAAGTCCGATATTTTATTCCATGCAATTTGAACACTTTCGTAATCTTGTATTATTTTAGTTCCAAGCTCTGTACTATCTACTTTTTTATTAACTTCCGACATTATTTGTGATGATGTCTGAGAAATATTTGTATTCATTTCGACTTTAGTTGCAAATGTATTTGCTAAATCACTTTTTATTGCCCATTTTGCTGATAGCTCTGCATTATAATTTTTTATTGACAAAGTATTAGTTCCTTCTTCAAGTAATATTTCAATTGTTCCTAAATTTTCTGTAACTGCTTTACCTTTTATTGTTCCATCTTCATTTATTCTTCTAATAACTTGTGCTTTTCCTTCTTTTAACACATACTCATCATATACTGTTCCATTTTGCCTTAATGGTTCTTTTACATTCAGCTCATATTCTTTGCTTTTACCATTTTCATCTTTTACTACTATTAAGCTATCTCCTTTTAAGTATAAGTCATCACTTAAATATAAATCATCACTTAATTTTATAGATTCAAATACCGTATTATTTCCTTTTATGTGTAATTCTAATAAATTTCCTTTTATACAATTCTCTAGTGATATTGTTGTTATTCCTTCTATGCTTCTAGTTAAGTCTGCTATACTTGATACTTTATCTGTTATACTATCTAATGTTTGTTTATGCTCTGTTAGTTTTTCTTCATGTTCTGTTGTTTCTTGAACTAATTGTGTTATTTTTCCATCAATTTGATTTATTTCGCTTTGTACCCTTCTATTCAAAACTTTTTGACTTTCTTTTTTAGTTGTAGTTTCTTGCTTTTGTTTTGTACTTATTGTACTTTTTATATCAGCTATAAATCTTGTTTGATAATCTAATTCTCCTTGATATATTACTGGCTTTCCATCAATAATAATTTTATCTCCTACATCTAGTGCTGGATCTATTATCGTTTTTCCCTCAAAGCTATTCGCTGTTAAATCTTTTACCTGGTTGTAAATATTTTTAATTTGATTTGCTGTTGTAATAAACATATTTTCTTGATTTATCCATAGATTATTTCTAGTTGTATCTCCATATTTATAGCTTCTAACACCATCTTCATATGATAGCTTAGATATTTGAAATTCCTCTCCCCATTTATAGCTTCCAAATAGTTCTAGTGGTATTTCTTGCTCATCCTGATATATTTTTCTTATATACAATTTTCCATCTCTACCTATAAAAGCAAATCCTCCGGCACTTTCTGCAATATATCCTATATATTCCCTAGCACTTACTGTATTATCATATACTGATATTTTTTCATCGCAATTCAAAAAAGAAGTAGAACCCAATTCTACTCCTGCTTTTAAGCATATTCCTTTTAATACCTCTAATAAAGTTGCTGGATATGTTAAACTACTTCCATCGTAATTAAACTCAAATTTTGACATATTATCAATACATTTTATAGTTAATGTATTATCGTCATTTTCTTTATATTCATCTATATTAAATATTCCTATTGGTATTATTTCATATTCTCCATTGTTTTTAGTTAAACTTCTTACTTTTATTCCTTTTAGCTTTCCTAATAACATCGAATTAACTTGCCTTACTGTTAAACTATTGTTTATTAATATTCCATAATCTACTTTTACCTTTTTCATATTTTGAGGCATTTTTTCTTTATATATTTTAAATTCTATATATTTACTAGTTGTACTTCCTAATTCTAAATTTTCTTCAAATAATGTTTGCCCTACCTTAAAATCTAAAACATAATCCGGATTTACCAAAACATCATCTATATAAATATTTAATATACTTTGTACATTTTTATATATGTTTTCTTTCCATTTTTGACTTGTATTATACATTTCAAGCCCTCCTATGCATTTGATACTGTCTGTTTTTGCTGTGCTGTTAATTCTTTTTGCATTAGATTAAAAGACACTTTCCATTTTGATTTGGAAGTGTCTTCATCATTACCTGTTTTATGCATTTCACTTGTTCTTTTACTTACTCTAAATTTTGCATTTTCTAACATTCCACCTTTTACTGATGGACATTTTACTGTTACTATTAGAGGATTTCTATATGTTAGTTGTAATAATTGTTCTGCTTCTTCCTCTGTTAAGTAATCCCATGTCATTTCAAGCTTTAACATTCCTACTGCAATTGGGTTATCTATTAATGCTCCTGTTACTTTTGATGTATAACTATCATTATCTGTATCCTCTATATTATCCTTATATGTACTTGGTGTTTTTTGAATTACACCATCTACTTTCCATAACATATTTTATCCTCCTACTAATGCTTCTATGTCTTTTCCTGTTCTTCTTGTTCTGTCCCTTAAGTCTTCTAATAAGATTTGTCCTAGTTTTTGATTTCCTACGTTTACTGTTAAATATATTGGTCTATCATTGTTACTTCCACTATAATTAGATAATACATCTTCAAATGTATCCCTCATTATATTTTGCGGTGTAACAATTTCTGGGTTTGTCTTTGCTCCTGAATATTCACCGGCTAATACTGTTGTTGCTTCTGTTAGAACTCCACCTTTAGCAAGTCTTGGTAAACTTAATGTATTTATAGTTCCAACTGTTACTCCTGGAATTAAATTTATTAACTTTATTCCTCCATTTATTAATCTTATTGCACTATTAATTGTTCTTTCAATTAGTGATATAACTCCATTGATTCCACTTTTTACTGCTCCAGATATTGCATTTCCTATTTTAGTTCCTAATGCAGAAAAAGTATTTTTTATTCCATTCCATATGTTACCGAAAAAACTTCCTATATTGCTAAATACATTCTTTATTCCGTTGTAAGCATCTTCAAATTTTCCTTTAAACCAACTTCCTATATTGCTAAAAGTATTTGTAATATCCTTTTTTCTATCTCCAAACCAATTTCCAACATTTTTCCAAGCATTCTGTACTCCTTCTTTAGCATTGTTAAATTTATCCTTAAACCAATTTCCTACATTGCTAAATGCATTACATATATCATTCCATCTGTCTTTGAACCATTGTCCTATATTTTGAAAAGCATTTGTTATTGCTTGTTTTGCTTCTTCAAATTTTTGTCCCAGCCACTCTGATATTGTTCCCCAGTTCATAATTGCAACCACTATTAGTGCTATAACAGCTATAATTGCTATAATAATGGCAATTAACCAGCCTATACTAATTCCAAATGCTGTCGACACTGCTGTCGCTATTGGCATAACAGCATTATAAATTGTCATAGCAGTGTTATAAATGCTTATTGCTATAGCAATAACTTTTATTGCAACTGCAATGCCTAATAAAAATTCAGCAACTATTGGATTTTCAACAAACCATTTAAATATATCTACTAATCCACTTAATATATCTAGAGCAATTGTTCCTATACTTTCTCCTATATTAGATAAAGCATCTATTAATGGTTGCCAATCTATTTCTACTATTTTTTCTGATATTACTCTAAATTTATCTGAACAACTATTTAACCATTTTTGAAAACCTTCACTTTGTACTACATTGTTTATTGCAGTTAACAAATTATTAAATGCATTTGCTAAATTTTGTACTATTGCATCTCCATTGCCATTATTTTGCCATGCATTTGTAAAAGCCTCTGCTATATTTCCTATTATCGTTAAAATCAGCTCTAATGATTGATAAACTGTTCCATTGGTAATTATTTTTTCAAAACTTCCCCATACTGTTGATATCAATCCTGTTACTTGCCCTGCTGTTGTTTTTATTTGTTCTACTAAATCTGGACCATACTTATTCCAACTATCAACTAGTGGTTTAAAGAAATCATATAACTTTTTGCCTAATGCCGACATTTGATTATCTATTCCAGATAAATCAAAGCTTGGTGATGTACCTCCACTACTTCCACTATCAGTACTATCATTAGATTGTACATTATTTATTTCATCATGCACTCCTGCTAATTGCTTTGTTTCATTTTTTGCCTTTTTTGCACTTCCAGCCATACTTGCATATGAACTCGCACTTGCTTTAGCAAATATATTTACTCTAAATAAAGCATAAACAACAGATTGAATAGCTTTCATTAGTTGATATATTAACCCTGTTACATATTGTATTACAGGTGCAAACGCACTTCCCATGGCATACTTCATATAATCTATATTTGCACTTAATTGTTTTGCTCCTGCATTTTGACTTGATAACCAACTATTTGCACAATTACTTAATATAGAATAAATTCCTCTTAGTGAAAATAATGCCATTGCATATTTAAAGACATGACTTAATCCACTTTTTATTCCACCACTCCACTGTTTTATTTGATTTTTAATTTTTGCTGTCATTCTAGATATATCATTCATTGATGGAATAATTTCCTTTAAACTTGAAAAAAAACCTGAAAAGAGACTTTTTCCATTTTCATTTTCAAGTTTTTCTTTTTTATTATTTAACTTTTCTAACTGTGCTTCTGCTTCTATTATTTCTTTTGTATTCAAGTGTATTTTTCCATTTTGGGCATTTTCTAATTTTTCTTCTATTTCACTTATTTTATACTTTAAAAGTTCTAGTTCTTTACTATTAGATCCTATTCCACTCAATGATTGCTTAAACTGTTGTATTGCAGGTTTTATTTGTTCTATTTTTGTTTTTAGTGTTTCCCATAAATTGAACGAACTAACATCTGGTTCTGTATTTTCTAATTCTTTGACATTTCCTGTATAACCTGTTATTTTAAATTTTGGTTGATTAATTTCTGGCATTTTTATCTCTTCTGATGTATCTTTTAATTCTCTTAAATTACCTGTTAATTTTTTTACTTCGTTTGAATAGCCTTTTATTTTTTGTATTTCAAATGTCTTATCATTAATTGTCATTCCTGTTGTATCATCAGGATTAAAGTTATTTGCTTTAGTTTCTCTTTCTCCTGCTTTTAAAATATTACTTTTAGCAATTACATTACCGTGCTCTGTTTTCTTTATTTAATGAATCAATTTCTTTTTTTACTTGCTTTATTTGTTTAATAGCATTTGCATTTGTAACTTTTATTTTTATTTCATTGTTTTCAGAACTCTTTTTCAAATCTTGCAATTGCTTCTTCACTAACATTATTGATTGATTGAATTTTTTTGAGATTTCTTTCATATCAACTTTTGAAAAAGATTCTTGTACTTGCTTCATTACTTTTTGTAATTCTGGCATTATTTTTTGAAACTCTTTTAATGCTTCTTCTACTTTTGCAGTTACAAGTATTTCTATTTCTTCAACTGTCATCTATTTTCTCCTTTCCCATACTTTTGAAAAAACACCTACCTAAGTAAGTGTTTTTATCTTGTTCTTTTCTATCATATTTTGCAATGTATCTCTGTCCCACAATATTATTCCAGTAGCTTTAGCAAGTTTTTGAGCATTATGTGTAAATTTACTATTAGTTAATACAGCTGCAATATTACAGTCATAATAGTCTTTGCCTGTCATAGCTTCTTGAATCGCATCATTTCCAACTTTTCCATTATATCTTTTACATTGTATCGCATATTTTACTTTATCTTTTTCCGCGATAATATCTATTCCATAGTCTATGCTTTTTTGTGTATTCGTCACATTTTCATATCCATTAACTTTTAATAATTTAGCACAAAATTCTTCAAATTCAAATCCATCAAGATTATCTATTAATCCAAAATCGCATTTATTTATAAAATCTATTTTTTCTTTTTCTGATTTTATTTTACTATTTAGAATTTCTAGTTCTTTTTGTAATTTTTCTTTTTCTTTTTTTAAAGTATTATTTTTATTTGATAATATGTCAAATGTCCTTTCTTCTCCTTTTATTGCTCTATTGATAATGTCTTCGTGTTCAGTAATTTGTTCTAATCTATTCTTTTTATCTTCTAATTTTATTATTTCTACACGAATTTTATTTTTATTTTCAATTAGTTGATTAATATTTTCTTGGTATTTACTAATTAGACTAAGAATTTCTTGGTTATTATTTATATATTTTTTAATTTCTTCTTTGCTTACTTCTAAATCTCTAATCTCAAATTCTAGTCTTTCTTTAATTTTATGTAATTTACTAATTTCTTTTATTATTGGTTTTCCAAGAATTTGGACTACAACTTTTCTTTCCCATAAAAAACATATAGTAAAAATTACGAAGAAAAATAAAAAAATTGAGAAACTATTATTTATAAAGAGTGTACTTATTAATAAATTTAACAATCCCAATAATAAAACTAATTTTCCTTTTGTATTATGATTATTCTTCAATTCATCAACTCCATTTTATCTATATACTATTAATGTTCTTATTAAAAAAGCACTGCCCATTGATTGAAACATAGTATTGTCTATTTTTATATCTATAATTTCATATCCATTTGATTGCATTTTTTCAATTATATTATTAATTTGAATAGTATACTTATTTTCACACTCTAATCCATTTGTTGTTGATTTTGACATTGTATTAAGCATTATTATGTGCTTTTTTCCATCTTTTTGTTTAAGATATTTTTCTATATTTTTATATAAATTTTCAGTAGAATTTTCATACCCTTTATCAAATAATCCCATATTAAAACCTCCATTTCATTTATTATAAATAAATTATAGCACTTTCAATTGTGCTTTTTTGTCGAATGTTGTCGAAAAGAATAATTTTTTTAATTATTTTCTGATTTCATTATTCCTCTCATTCTTCTCATAATTTCTTCAGGAGATTGTATTTGTTGTTCTTCTTCATTAAATAACTCTTTGTAGTTATCGCGAATTAGTATTATTTTTGGATTTTTACTCATACTATCTGCTCTTATAAGTTTATTTGTTACCGCTTCTTGTAAGTTAATTTCACGTTTTAAATCATCAATTATTTTTACAAGATGAGTTTGACAATATGCATTTATTTCTGAATATCTACTATTCCAAAATTCGTGTGGTTTCATATCAAAATAATATGCAAGAGACTCAATTGAATAAATCAATTCAACTAAATTATGAGCCTCTTTTATTTTTTCTACTATATCATTTAGGCCTCGTAACCTTGAAATCCCTGTTCTTGAAATTGTTTCTCTGCTATTTTGCTCATTGCACTTTCTGCTGATTTTTGAACTAAATCGTTCATATTCATTGTTGACAAAGGATTTGATGTCATTTCTTTTAATTCTTTCTTGCTCATTTTCTTTTTGAAAAAACCCTCTTCATTCAATGCCTCTGCAATCTTTTCATATAAATCATTTGCAGTTATTCCTTCTAATCTACAATCATCAATAAAGTCATATACTTCATCTGATGTTGTAAATACACTTTTGCTATCTTCATTCTCTGCTAATTTGAATATTATTTTTGACAATGCTTCTCTATCACATATTGCATATGATTTTGTAAAAGCCTCCTCAAAGTTCTTATTTTTTAGTAGATTAGCTATGTCTACTATTTTTCTTGTTTTTAGTACTAAATTTATTGTTTTATTTTTTGTTTCTATAATCATCTTTTTCTCTCCTTTGCAAAAGAGAGAAGACTTTAAGCCTCCTCTGTATTTTCTTTTATTGTGCTAGTTACTTTTCTTGTTCTACTCCTAGCACTTAATGTAGAACTATTCTGTGGGAAATCCTTTACTTTCTTTTATTTCTGAACTTCTATAGATTGTTAATTTTGATTTTAGCATATCATCTATAGCGATTTCACTCATTCCAATATAACATGTACCTGTAAAATACCATGTTAATGGTTTTCCTTGTTGTGCAGCAGTATCCTCTGGTAATTGAATTGCCCAATATCCATTTGTTTTAGCAGTTTGTAATGCTTTTAATTCATCATATTGGTCTTCTTTAAATAATATCTCTATTTCTAGATTTTCTGCTTTTTGTCTTCCTTCTGCTTGTCTTTCATCTGGAATATCTAAAGCACTATATGTTATTCCTTCTGGAGCTTTTAAAAACTCTGGTATACTTTGTACAAAAGCCACCTGTTTTCTTGTTCCTTCTGTTTTTAAATCTTCTAATGTATCAGCATGAAATAATTTTGTCATTGTACTTGTTTTTGGGTCCATTTTAATTTCCTCCTATTATCTTATAAAATTAAAAGAGGTCGTTATTGAATTATAACGTACCTCAAATATTATTGTTATACCGTATTTTTGCAATATAGAGTCATATAATGCTGGACTGGTATTTGTCCTTATAAAATTAAATTCTTGAAGTTTTTTATCAACTTCATCTGCGATTTTCATTGCTTGGCGTTGTTTTTCATTCCAACAAGTTATTGATATTTGAAATGTAGAAAGTATTGGAAATGCATTTTCAGTTTTATTTACTGACTTTAAAGGCGTATGTAATTCCAAACAAGGGAATTTACTTGTTGTTGTTGGATTGGTTAATATTTGTTTATATTTCAATGATTCTAATTTTTCATATACTAGGTCTGAAAACTGTAATACACTTAAATCTTTCATTTTATAAACTAAATCTGATAATTCTAATTCACTTAACTCTTTCATCACTTACATACCTCCTTTAACATCTCATCTAATTTTTTCTTAACTATTTCTGCATTTTCATTTCTACTTTTAAATCCTGCATCACCTATAAAATGATTTGCTTTTGCTCCGAACTGCCACATAAAATTGTTTTCCACTTATTGTTATAATAGGATAATTTAATGTTCTTCCTACTTTGTCTATAGGTATATACCATTCTGTATAACCTGATTCGATAAAGTGTTTTGTTTTCCCTATATGCTCTTGTTCGGCATATTGTCCAGTGCCAAAGTATTCAAACCATAAATAAGATTGTCCATTTTCAGTCATAAATTTAGAAGGATCTGCATAAACACGACCGCTTCACTTCTTTAGTAGACATATCAATCATTTCTACTAATATGCCCTCTTCCTTATGTCCTTTTTCCAACCTTATTGCATAACCTTTAATGTTTTTTAGTACATCTTCTGTTATTATTTGAACTGTTTTGGGTAATTTTTGAATTATAGTATCTATATTCTTAAAATTATGTTTCACTTTAATATTACAATTGAATTTTATCACTGTACCTTCTCCATTCTATATACATAAGTACTTCCTATTTTATTTTTATCTAGTACTCTATATTCTGGAATAAACTTTTCTAATTTTGAGATATCTTCAAATGATATTCCATTACCTTTTTGTATATCATAATTTCTAGTCGTACGACCTTTATATGTGCTATAATCAATCTCACCAGTAGACTTTCTATCTAACTCATTGACATCATTTTGCATATTCAGCCAAGCCTGTCCTTTATATTTCCATACTTTATCTGATTCTCCGTGGTCTTCTATTTCTTCATATTCGAATATATATACTTTTGTTAAATCTCGTAATAACACTATCTAATCCTCCTTAATCCAGATTTTATAATGTCATTTCTTAGCTTATCTATAATATCTTCAAATGATGTTGAAATAGAACCTTCATTACGACTTGTTAAGCCTTCTGCTCCCCTTGAAAGATATATTGCTTTTGTTGCTTTCTTTATATATGGAAATAGTTTTGTGTCATCTTTTTGTCTATTAGAAATATCAGAGGCAATAGAACTTACTTCCTCTAATATTTCATTTAAGACTTCTTTATCATCTTTATAATTAGCCCCTAAATCAGCTATTATTTTGTCTATATTACTGGTTTCTGCCATTTCTATTGCCTCCTATTTTTAAGCCATTGAAGTAATTGTTGCTATTCCTGCTTTTTTAGCCTTATTCGCTGAATCAACTTCAACAATTACTATTTTTTGCCCTGTTGTTGCTGTTATTTCGTCTGTTCCATTCCAAGCTGTATATCCAGATGTGCAAACAGCATCATATTCTGGTATTGTTGGATTAGCTGCTGCTTTATATTTATAACTATTTCCAGAAGTTAAAACTGGTGTAACAGTTATTTTTGTTTTTCCAGTTGAAGTTCCTGCTTCTGATGTTACATTTAAAGTTTTAAGTGAAGCATCTGTTACATAGAATATAGTGTCTTCCATTAATGCTTTTGTTCCTTTATATAAGAAATCTTCTAATGCTACAGCATCATCAAATGGTACTTTCTCTGCTCCATACTCTGATACATAAAATGGTTGAGCAATAGCCCCATCCATCATTACAACAGCTTTTACACCATCTGGTAGTCTTGTTGATTCATAAACTCTAACAGAATCGTACATACCTATTGCTTGTTCTTTTGGGTCTGTTCCATTTGGTAATTCGTCAAGAATTTTCTTCATTCCTTTTCTGTATTCACTATCTACAACAATAACTAATAAGTCTGATTCTATTCCATCAATAAAATCGTTTCTTAAAGTTCTTGCTTTTTGTAATAAAGTATCAATTGTATCTTGTACATTATCTTTTGCAGAAACTTCTGTTCCTTCCAATACCTTTGCAAAAAATTCTCTATCTAAATATCTTATAATAGCTGATTGATGGTTTACTTTTCTTTTTTCAGCCATACCATCAATGCCATAAAGTTTTACGTCTTTTCCTTGCAATTCTTCAACAATTTCTTTGTCTGTATCAATAACAACTTTTACTGGTTTAGCTTTTACTTTATCACCTTTTCCTGCTGCTCTTGCAGTACCTTTATCTTTTAGCTCTGCATTTACAAATCTTTTATATTCAATTACTCCACCTTCTGGATTTCCTGAACCATTTTTTGCTTTGATTTGTTCTGATATTGCTCTTGATGCAACATTTTCTAATACTCCACTTAATACTTGTTTTAAATTATCCTTTGTCTTGCCATCTTGTAGCATTATATTTAATGCTTCTTGTGTAATTTCTCCCATTTTTAATTCCTCCTATTTTTAATAACTTGCTCTGGCGATTGATTTGTTTTTTGTATTATCAAAACCAGATTTTTCAATTGGTGTATCTTCTTTTAATCTTTCATTTACAGCTTTTTCAACAGCTTTATTGAACGCATTTGAAACCTCTTCTATTTTTGAATTGATTTCCTCTGCCTTAACTGTTTCAAAGTTAAAGAAAGTAAGTAAAGATATGTCCAATCCTTTTTCACTTGCGATTTTTGTTGCTTGCTCTTTTAGTTTGTAAGCATTTAATTCTGCAAGTGCTTTTTCTTTGTCTGTTCTTTCCTTTTGTGCTTGATATTCAAGTTTTTGTTCTTTGTTCATCTTTGCTAGTTTCTCAGCTTCTGTTTTTTCACTATTCATTATTTCTTCCCAGTTTGCTTTAGCTGTGTTTATAGCCTTTTGAACTCTTTTGTCAAATTCTGCTTGATTTTTTCCGTCTTTTAAGAAATCATCAAATGTTACAGGATTATCATTTATCCCTGTATTATTTGCTCCCGCTGGTTCAGTAACTGCCCCAGTATTAGCATTATTTGGATTTACATTGTTATCTTGTTCTTCCATTTCTTACTCCTTTTGCCCCAGCCATTGCCTAAGCCCCAGCCATTGCGAATTTGTATTCTGTTGTTCTTTAGCGCCTTCAACCAGTAAAAAGGCATAAAAAATAGACGCACGTCTACGTCTAAAAATTTATAATTATAAAATGTTAATAACTTATTTATTCTTTTTGCTCTCCATAACCCCCTGATAAAACTCAAATTTTATTGGTTCTATAAATAATGGTCTTAATATTGTAATTATAGTAAATATAATCCAATACCAAGTTGGCATTTGTAATTTAATGCTTATTATTAAAACTAATAACCACATATTTTCCACCTTCTTTCCATAATAAAAGCACCTACTTTCTAGTAAGTGCTATTTTTCTAATTCTTTTTCTAAATATTCTTTATACTCTGCAAAACTATTCCATTCATCATAATTAAAACCTAATGGTCTTTTTCCATTCTTTTCTATATATTTATGAATTAATTCTTTTATTTCATCTGGTATAATCATGTGTTTTACTACTCCTTATTTTTTCTTATTTGTACTGGATTTTGTATGCTATCGTATTTATTAGTCAATTCTTCTATTTTTGCCTTTATCCTTTTATCTATTTTATTAATGTCAAATCCATTAGGATATATCTTAATTAATTCTTTGTCTAAATCAATAATATATTCTTTTTTTAACAAATCTTGAATTTGTTTTTCTGTCATTTTAAGACCTCCTTAATATAATTGTATAAGTTTATATCTCTTCTTTTTAATAACTTATTTTCTTCAAAATAGCATCTAAATCCTTCTGAAAAATATTCTCCTAAAGTTTTAGGATTAAATGTAAAGTCTAAATAATTCAATTTATAATTTCCATCTATATCTTGTTCATACACTCTTCTTTGATACTCTGAAATAAATTTATTTCCATCTAACCAGAACTCATTTTCCTTTCCATATCCTTTTATATTGTCTGTATGTATTTCTTTAATATTTAACCCATTTTGTTGTATTTCTATGTATTTTTTATCATGTAATAAATCTAGTTTTGTTTCTATCACATGTCCAATTTCATGTAATATTTCATATTCGTTACTATCATTTAATAAATGTATTATATTATTTTTTCTATCATAATAACTATTATTTTTTGATACTTCAAAGGTCGTATCATTTATAATTTTTTGAATTTTTCTTGGCAACCTTTTTATTGCTTTCTTTATATTGCTATCTAGATTTTTGCTATTAGTATAATTGTTTTTTCTTATATAATCAACATTATTATACTCTGTTTTTTCTTGTTTTTCAACTGGTGACACATATCTTATAGTACTCCTGCACCAATGCCAATAATACATAATTGGAGGTAAATTAATACCAGGTACTAAACCTTTTACCCTAACTGGCATAAGTTTAATATCTTTTTTGCTATTCCCCCAATACCTATCAAATTTATTTTCTTTATTTATATAAAATCGCATCATATTCATTGATTGACACATTTCTGTACTATGTTCATTAGTTACTGCCCAAAATTCTACTTGTGCATTATCATTTGCATTTGATCTTATTCCTTCTACTTTTGCTAGATTATTCAATCCAATCATTTGCAAGTCTGTTGCACCTGATATTTTCTCATTATTTATATTAAGTTTCTGATTGTTTTGTCTATTTATTATTACTTGAAACTCACTAGAATCAATTTCTAAGTCTTTCTGTTGCTGTATATTTAAAATTGCTTGTTTGTATATTTGTTGTGCATTATATTGCATTGTTGCTTCAATGTATTGATTCCAATTAAGTCCACTATAATTTGGTTGGTCTAATAATACAAGAAATAAAGCCATCGGAATTACTGATGACTTTTTCTTTTTATCGACTTCTTTTATGCCTTCTTGATAATAATAATTTGCATCTTCATACATTATTTGTTTTTCTGGTTCTTCAAGTTTGCTTTGTTCTTCTATATATGCACTATAAATCAATAATTCTAATATTTCACTATTCTTTACTCTTATTCTTCTATAAATATTATTTGCTAATGATGTAAAATAGTTGTTATTTTTTAATAATCCTTGTTCTTTCCATTGTTCTATATATGTATTTATTCTTTTTTTAGTCTTATTATCAGCAATATTATAAATATTTTCTGATGTAAAGTTAAACGTATCAAATATTTCTTGAAGTTTATTTTGAGTTTGTCTGCTTATCCTTTGATAGATTATTTTCATTTTTTGCATCTGTTGGTCGTGATACTTCCATATTTCCATTTATATCACCTACTTTTCCATTAATGTCATTGGGTTGATTAGGTTCTTCTATTTTCGCCATGTTTTCTAAATTTTTTTGAATATTCTCTTGGTTTTGCTTGTCCATTTCAGCAAGTTCTGACTCTGCATCTAATCCAAATGGTAAATGACTTATAATTGATTTGTCACTTACTAATCCTCTTAACTTTAACCAAGCATTTGTAAGACTTTCTGTATCTGTAGGCAAATTACGTATTAAAATGACATCAATATCTCTAAAATCATATTCTTTGCCTTTTTTCAAGTTAATTCTTGCTGTTAGCATCTCCCACATTCTTAAATATTCTTTTCTAAACAAATGATGTGCTTGCTGTAGCACTTGTTCTAAAGGAAAGAACTTTTTTTCTAAAGCTGCAGCATTATCTGCATCAGTAAAACCTTGATCAGTTACGTTTGGAACACCAGCAATCATAAGAGCCGTATCTAAGCACGTCTTTTTATGATTTTCTGATGCAGTGTCATTTATATCTTTTATAATCCAATCAATGTCTCCATCTTTATCTGGCGTATAGAATACCTTTGCATTTAATATAGCATCATCTTCTTGTATTCTTGCAGGATTCTTGGTCATTATTACATTTCCTTCTTTATCTTTTTGCTCTTCTCCTTTATCATTCAAAAGTGGTATTAACGGATCATTCATTGGAGAAAATCCTGTTACTTTCAATTTAGCATTATCATTATAATCAAAAATATTTGCATTATTCTCAATTACTTTTTCATTTTTATTTATTAAAGTCATAACATTTTCAAAAAAAGCCATTCCATAAGGATTTTCTACAGCAAAACAAGGTAAATCAGTCCACATTATTGGTGTATTAGTACCGTCTACTTCTTCAAACTTATATTCAGCATTTTCAGTAATTGTTTTCTTTTCTATACCATCCACAAATTGTTTTTTGTAATCTTTGGTTATTATTTCTAAATGTGTTTCAATTCCACCTGTAGCTTTATTTTCATACCAACATCTTAATAAGCCTATTTTTGTACTTGGTACGTCATAATTCCATATTGCTACTGTATTTAAACTTGAAACATTTGCATATACCTCTTCATTATATTTGTTTTCATATACCAATCCATAGCATGCTCCTGTAGTAATATAATCAAGTACGCAGTCATAAAAAAAGCTACCATTGTCATTATATTTTGCAATATAATCAATAATAGCTTGATAGTCCTCTGGATCATTCTTTTCTCCAAATATTCTTTTAAATATTCTATTTAAAATCCCTTTTTGAGTTTCATTTATATTTTTTACTTTAAACTGAGGTTCTTTTCCTCCAAAATATCCACTTGCAATAATACTTATATAATATTCAAGTGCAACAACAACATCCTTTTGATCATATTTTCTTGTAAATCTATCTTGCAAATATTTTCTATGCATAAATATTGGCAATGCTTTTCCCCATAACACACTTATATTTTGATTTATATTTGCTTTATTTAAAAACTCATCTTTATATTGTATTTTTTCTACAAAACTCATTGTTTTTCTCCTTTACATTATACTGTTATATCCAAATTGTAATTTCTTTTGATTTATGTATTTCTCTATTGCATATCTCATTGCATCCATCAGATGATTAAAATCATCAATTGGTCTATTAATTTTGTTCCCAAATTTATCTTCATCCCAAGTATAATTACTTATCTCTGTTATAAAATTTACGCATCTAGGATGTATTATTATTTCAAAATCTTGTATAAATTGAATACCATTATTTATGCTGTCTTTTCCTTTTAATGCACCTGTAATATGCCTTAATCCTAATCCTCTTAATTCATCTATTGACTTTGGTTCTGCACTATCTGCCGTTATCTTTTCTTTTGAATAGCCCATTTGATTTATTTGGTCATATATCGTTTTGTTACTCATTCCTTTTTGATATATTTCATCATATACATAAATCTTTTTGTTTTTTAAATCTATTGCACCACAAAATAGTGCTGTTGGGTCGTTTGTATAACCAAAGTCTAATCCAAAAGCACTATCTAAGTTTCTTATTGTATTTAATTCGAATTTTTCTTCTTTCCAATTTTCATAAACCAATCCATCGACTATACCCCAATTACCTAAACCAGCAACTTGATATCTTCTAGGATTATTTTTTTTCATTCTTTCGAACACTTTCTTGTCTGCTTCATCTAGCCACTCGTTACAAAGATAATTTGTTGTCATTGCTAATATATCATCATCTTTAACATCAAAAAATCTTTTCTTAATCCAATGATGTTCATTCCAAGGATTTAATGTTATTGTTATTTGTTTAAATAATCCCTCTGGTACTTCTCCGTCTTATACTTTCATCTATTACATCAAAATCAGATTCTTTTGTTATTTCGTATGCTTCTTCAATCCATAACCAACATAAAACACCAATATCTACTGATATTGATGTTACTTTTAATGGGTCGTCTAATCCTCTGAAATATATTTTCTGTCCTGTAGGTTTGTATGTCATTTCTAATGGACTTTCTTTTATCTCCCAAAAACTATCTACTTGTAATCTATGAATTGCCCACTTCAATTCTGTAAAACAACTATCTTTTAATGTTCGGAATGTTTTTCTAATTACAAGTGTATTAGCTTCTTTGTATTTCATCATATTACTTATTATCCATAATGCTGTTGTTTTTGACTTTTTACTTGCTCTCGAACCTTTACATACTCTATATCTACATTTGCAATGCCAATATTCTGCATAGCCTTTTCCAACTATACTTTGTAATGATATTTGATTTACTTGCTGTTGTGTATTTTTATTTATTATTTTATTCTGTAATATCATCTGTTATCACCACTGGTATATTTCCAGCAACTTCAACTTTTTCTTTAAATGTACCATATCTTTTTCCGAGTAGTTCTGCACATTTGGTTCTGTCTTGTAATGAAGCGTCTAATCCAAACTGGTCTTTTTCTTCTCCTCGCATTACTTTTGTTAAGTATTGTAATACTTCATCCTGTGAGGCAATTCTTTGATCTTCTTTTTCTTGAAGTTTTATCTTTATAAATTTGTCTAGTTTTGACAAGTTTTGTGAACCTATTCTATTAAGATTTTTTCCTTTATAGCCAGCCATTTTACAAGCTTCTGTTGCATTTGCAGTTTCTATGTAATAATCAATAAATCTTTTTTGCATCTCTGTTAATAAATTGTATTCTTCTTCTATTTTTTCATCTTCCATCTGCCTCACTTCCTTTTCTATATTCATCTATTAGATATTTCATTACATCTATCTTGCTATAGCATTCTTCTTTTTGTTTATATCTATCTTGTAATTCAAAGTTGTCTGTTTCTTCATTATATATTTCTACTTGTTTTCTTTTTAATATTTGGTATTTAATACAATACTTGCAATTCTTTTCACTATAAAATTGAAAAGTATTTATCTTGTATATTTTTCCTTTTATTGATAAAGCATATAATAGTTTGTTTATATTTTTATTTATGTTCATGCTTTTTCTCCTTTTTGGTCTATGTCTAAAACAATAATCATAGTATCTACATTGTTCACATTTTCTTTGCATGCAATTTGCATAATTAATCTTCTTGCTCATAATATACACACTTTGTAGATACTGTTTCACAGTTTGCAAATACTCTTATTTCACAATCATTCTTATTCTTGTTTTTGCATCTTGTACAATATTCTTTTTTATATTTTTCTATTCTTTCTTGATTAGTCATATGTACACCTTCTTTTCTTTTAAAATAATTTATCTATTATCCAACTAATTAATGCTATAATTGGTATTGCTACAAGTGATAACAAACCAGCTATTGCAAATAATGCTAAAAATCCAGCAAATAAAATTGCTGGGCTTAATATGATTATTAATAATATTGTAATTATTGTTGACATATCTTTTCCTCTTTTCTTTTATAAACACTACGAAATATGTAAGTTATATATAATTGCACTCTAGAACTGAACGGCTACTATTTGCCATTCTGCTATATATGTTTACATACTTCGTACTATTTACATATTGACTTATTTGCTTTTTGTGTTATAATAGTTACACAATATGTCCTTGTAGCTCAGCTGGACAGAGCAACTCTTTTGCGAAGAGTTAGGTCATGGGTTCGAATCCCCTCTTGGAATTTTTACCAGTTTGTCTGGTATTTTTTATTTTACATTAATTATAATAATAAAAAGAATAGACATTTAAAACATCTATTCTTCTTTGATATTAAATAAATAAAAGGGAAACTTTTATTATTGCCGCATTGAATTTGATATTTCCATCTGCGACTTTTTATAATTTTTCTATTATAATTATACTACATCAGAAGCGAACTTTTAAATACAATTTTTGCGAAATTTTAGCGAAGTTTTTGCGAAATTATGTATTTAGTACCTCTAACATATCTTTTAAAGCTACATCCCTTATATTTTGTAATTGCTTTACTGATAAATATCTTGGAAATTGATTTTCGTACTCTTTTGCAACTCTTTTCCAATCTCCTTTTTCACTATTTATATAAAATTCACTAATTACAAATCGTTGTTTTTCACTAAGTATTGTTAATAAATTTTTTACTCTTACAATTTTTTTATTTAATATATTTTCTTCTGCTTCACATTCTATTATTTTTGAATTTAAATGATCTCTATCAAATTTATTAATATGATTTAACTCTTTTTTATAATTTATTGCTGTATTTGACACTTTATCAGATATATTATTTGTATTACTATGTATACTATCATATGCTTGTCCTACTATTTGCATATTCTCTATTACTTCTTTTTCAGTATCTTCATTCACTGTCCCAGCATAATATAATTGTTCTTGATATTCTTCTTTTTTTAGTTGAACCTCTGTTAGTTTCGCTTCATCTTTTTTATGATTTCTTAGCATCTTTTCAATATCTTCTTTTATGTATTTACTCATTAGTGTACCTCCTCTTTAAATAAATAATATATTTTGTAATGTTGTCTTATTGTTCTATTCTTCTTTACTGCTATGCTCATTTCTCTCGCTGTTAAATTTAGAAATTTTACTATTTCTTGTAATGTTCCTACTCTCATGCATTGTTCATTGTTTTCTGTATCGTATATTCCATATATGTTCATTAGTGTACCCCCTTAGCTATATTTTTACACTTCCACACTTTTTTGCTGTACTTATCATGTTTCCTGTTTCTGTTATTAATCCTAAGTCAAATTTTGTAAAACACTCTTTATATCCACATATTTTTTCTTTATATAAAAATACATTATTATTTATCTGTTTTTCAAATATAAATTTTCGATTTTTTTTACTTATTATTTTTGGTATTTTCATTCTTTTGTCCTTTCAAATATTTATATATTACTCTTTCAACATAAGATAATGCCTCATAACTTGTTATAAACCTTCCTGAATGTCTGTGTCTTACTGTACTTCTTATTATCTTTATTTCTTGATTATATTGTCTTTTATACATTGTTGCTAATTGATTCTTGCTTAATCCTTGTTTCCATTTTTTTATTATCTCTTTATCTGTCATTTACTACACCTCTTATGTGTAGTATGCTCTTTTATTTGTTTATTAATTCTTTTGCTTCATTTTCAAAATATTGCTTAATGCAATCATCACAAAGTTTTTTATTTTCTCCTGCATAATATTGGCATTTGTTTGTTATGTCTAAATATTCACACAAATTATTATCACTAGTTGCTATATTATTAACCATTAAATCTATTATTTTGTCTTGTTCTTCTAGCATAGATAAAATTGTTTTTACATCTTTAGTATTTGCTATACAACATCCATTGCTTATTCCTGCAAATTCTGTATGTATCTTTAATCTGTCTATTGCTTTTTCTTGTTCTTCTGTCATATGTTAGTCCTCCTCTAAGAATCTTTGTATTGCTATTTTAGTTTCTTCTTTGTAACAGTCTTGTACTTTATCTTGCATATATTCCAAAAAATTCTTTACTTCTTCTTTATCCATTTTTTATTATCCTCCTTTAAATTTTTTACTTCTTTATTTATTTGTTTTATGGCTTGTATTAATTCATTTATTTTATTTCTTATATCAATATCTATACATCTTTCTGTATGTTCTTGTTTGTATTCTTTTATATTATCTATATCTATTTTATTGTCTTTTAGTTCAAATTCACTTAATATAAGTGCATAGGCTGGTAATTGCTTATTGCTGTCTTTCCAGTAAATATCATTATGTCCAATATACGCTCTTGATACATTTGTATATCTTTCATCAAGACGTGTTATTACAAATATTTCTGTTCCGTTCTTTTATTTTTTTCTCTTTTATTGCTTTTATTAGTTCATCGCCTTTATACTTCATTTTTTCTCCTCCTATTCCAATAATTTTTGCAAAATGCTTTTTTGTTTTAATAACTCTAACTTATCTTTTTCAACTTCTTTTTTGTATTCTTCACTGTCATCGTCTAAATATTCACATTCTAATATTGCTATATCTAGTTCTTCTATCTTGTCTTTTACTTTTTGAATCAACTTTTGATTTATATCATTTTGTGCATTTTCTATTACCGTTTTGTATTGTTCATCTGTTAAATGTATTATGTATTTTTCATTATTGGATTTTAATTCTTCATTCTCTTTTGCATACTTATTTATTTTAGTTTGCTGTTTATCC